AAGGGCTCAGTATCTAGCAATGTATTCGAAGGAGACTTGGGATCATTGTTTAATACTATCAAGCGAGCACACTCAGAGTACGAGGATTCAATTAAGGTAGATGAGTTGTATGGATTGCATACTACCATGTATAATCCTGCATTAACTAGAGCAGCGAAGATAAAGTTTAATGAACTGATTGAAGACTTAAAAGAAATACAAGAGCCATCAAACGAGATAGCAAAAGATATTATGAAAGTTCTTGTAGAAAGAGAAACAGCACAGAAGATAGCAGTCGAAGCCACTGAAATATTTAATGGTAAACCTGCTAACTTTAATGAAATTATTTCTATCATTGAAAAACACAAAAGCAATACACCAGATGAGAAAGTAGAATCTGTATCTAATAATATTGGTGAAGTAATGAATCAGTTAATAGATACAACTAAATGGAAATTTAGTATATCTACTTTACGAGAAGAGGTAGGAGGTATTGGTGATGGTAATTTAATGATAGTCTTTGCTAGACCAGAAACAGGTAAGACTGCTTTCTGGGTTAGTTTAGTTTCAGCACCAGATGGTTTCGCTGAACAAGGTGCAAATGTTCATGCGTTTATAAACGAAGAGCCTGCAGTTAGAACTCAGATGCGAGCAATATCCTGTTATACAGGAATGACAAGAGAAGAGATTGTCGAAAATATAGAAGTTGCAAGTGGCAAATGGGATCTAATAAAAGACAATATCAAATTATTTGATACTGTTGATTGGACAATGGACGACATAGATGCACATTGCGAGAAGCATAAACCAGATATAATTATTATTGATCAACTTGACAAAGTAAATATATCTGGTACATATGCTAGGTCAGATGAAAAACTTAGAGCAATATATACAAGTGCCAGAGAGATTGCTAAACGTAGAAACTGTGCTATCATTGCAATATCACAAGCATCTAATGATGCACACAATAAAAGGCATATGGATTTTAATATGATGGAAAACTCTAGAACTGGTAAAGCAGCTGAGGCTGATTTAATTATTGGTGTTGGTAAAAACTCAGATGTTGATGGTCAGGAAAATATGAATAG